CCATGCTGTCCATGTAGCCGGAGATTGCCTCGGCGAAGATCTGGGTAGCCGACAGGTGGAGCGAGTGCGAGCCGTGCTCGACCTGGCCGAATTCGATAAAGCCGGCGAGGATCGTGTTGTACATCTCGCTCGTGTGCCGCTTGATCGCCGCTTCGCCGTCCGTCTGCTTCGCGCCGGCGGATTTCATCAGCTCCAACTTCACGAGCGGGCGGCCGCCTTCGTCATACGCAAGGGGCAGCACCACGCCCATCTGATCATCGATTCGGATGGCTGTGACGATCTTCTTGGCGCCTTCGAGGCCGCCCATGGCAGCGAGTGCTTCCCCGCTTGCCGACAGGACGGGCAGGCCGCAGGCGTCGCGCTCGATGCCGATGCCGATTACTTCTTCCAGGCGCTTCTTGAATGTCCAAGGTCGAAAGCAATTGCGAAGTAAAGAGCGCCCTTCCGGGTTGTTCTTGATGCTCGTGGTCCGGAATAGGAGCAGGCTTTCAATCGGCAGCGTGGTCAGAATGTACTGCGGCGCCGCGAGCTGCTGGGCGCCTTGCAGGCCGCCCGTCTCATCCCAGCACCAATAGAGGATCGACTCCTGCGCGCGGGGCGCGAACTTGCGCCAGCCGATCAGGCCGTCGTCAAACTTGCTGGAGGGCTTCTTCGTCTGCGGCCCCAGGCGGCGCTTGTAGACCGTCTCGAAGAGCGAGAAGCCATACGTGAACATCGTTACCGCTTCCGCGATGAAGTCCGACCACGTGTGTGAGCAGTCCTCCATGCAGTTCCGCACGAACTGGGCCTGCGCTTCACCCTGCTTGTTGGCCTTGCCCGCTTCCACGCTCCACGCTGCACGCCGGAGGATCATCTCCAGGGCGAACATCATCGAGCCGACACATGCGTCGTTGTCTCGCATCTCCCGGTAGACTTGGCGCTGCCGGTAGGACGAGAGAGAGCTAAGCCACTCTTCGAAAATTACGCCGTTAGTTCCGGAGGTGCGCTGGAGTCCTGAGACACCCATTTCCTCGAAGGGCTTTGCCTTGGGGATGTCGGACTTGGAAATGAGATCGATGAGGGCCATTGAAAACCTGAAGGTGCGGAGCGGGTTCGGTGACTCAGTGGGCGCGATGCGGTGAGGCCGTACGAGCGGTTAGGGGTGCTACGAAGCCAGCGGACTACATGCTGGCGTGCGGCTTATTCTGACTTTTCACAACGGGCTTAACGTTCTTCATCGCTCGTCCCATCAGGATCGACAGACAGAGCAGTCCAACACCCGCAGCCATCATCGCTACAGCGTGTGAGAATAGCGAGAAGCCACCGACCACCAGCAGATAACCCACCAGTCCAATCGGATCGCGGTAGGGCACAATCCGGTCAAGGTCATACCACTTCGCTGGCTTCACAGGAACAGCCTATAGAGCGCGCCGAAACCGAGCGCGACGAGGCTCGACACAAAGCCTGCGACGAGCACGGGCACGACACCACCGGTCTCGTCCTCTTTTGTGGCGTGAAACGTCAGCAGCGTAACGATGGTGCTAATTCCGAGCGCGATTGGAATCCGCAGCTCCGGAACGTGAAAGTACGGGGCGATAAACCACGCCCACAGCTTCACGAGCACCAACCCGCGCAACAGCACAGACCATGGCGCAACAAACAGAAATAAAATAGCCTTCATTTTCACATTCCCCCCGTATTTCCCGGCATCCTAAACGCGCTGGGCCGGTCGAACTGATTGACATCGCCCGGTGACTGATCGCTCTGCCCCACCGATTGCCCGGCAAACAGATCCGGCTTCGTCACCAGCGGGAATTCGCGCTCTACCAGATACCCGAGGGCGTCCGATACGTGCGTGAGGTCCTTGTTCTTCGCGCTCTTCTTTTCGATGTCGCCCGTGGTGTTGCCCGACTTGTCCGCTTTCCAGTTGACGCGCTCCAAATCGCGAGTCAGCCACTTGCAGCGAGGGTCGATCAGCATGCCCACGATGCCCGCCGCGCTCTTGAGCTTGGCGTTGACGGCGTTTACCCTGTCCTTCACTGCTGGATCTGCCACCGGGACGTGATAGCTCACGTCGAGCTGCGGGATGCGCCGGAAGAATTCCTTGATGATCGTGTAGTCGGACTTGCCGACAGCGGCCGTCTGCCGGTGGCTGCCGGCGGAATCGCCGTAGACTCTCAGGGAGGTGGGACCCAGGACGCGTGTGCCAGGGGCCGGGCGGATCATCGATTCAACCCGACGCCAGAATTCATCGCACGCGGCCTGGGTGTTCGAATTCGGCAGCACGATTTCGTCTAGCACTTCGACGCGCGTGCCGTCGATCTGGCAGATTACCGAGCACATCGGATCTACGTTGAAGTCGAGCGCCCAGCAAAGCTGCAGTGATGGCACGTACTCACACGTGGCGATGTTCTCGGTTCGGCTGAAGGCGTAGTACACTTGCCCGCTTTGCAGGCTGAGGTACTGGCCGAGCACTTCCTGGGCGGCGAACTTGGCGTCGTACGAGCACTGCAACGTCGCGTAAAAGTCCCCTGGCAGGTAGGTGTTTTCATAGGGCTGTGCCAGGATCGCATCGTATCCGCTGAGCTTTTCCGGCCCGATGAAACGGTCGTACACCCAGTCGAAGCCGTTGGGAGTCCAGACTCCGAATCCGCATAGCTCGCTCGCCAGCGGATGCCGGAGGCGGGCTTGCAGACGGAGCCAGGCCTGTTCGTGGCAGTACGTCAGCTCATCGATGCCGAACCACGCCAGGTTCGTTCCGCGTAGCCGGTCGGGGGTGTCGAGCGAGCGGAAGATGATCTCCGAGCCTGTGTCTAGCATCGTCAGCAGGTTTTCCTGCTTGCGGAACTCGAACGGGATGTCGTTGTCTTCCAGTTCTTCAAAGATGGCTCGCTGCGTCACGTCCCTGAGCATCGGGTACGTCGGCGCGCCGATCAGACCGAGGAGGCCCGGATTTACCATGGTGAGGCGAATGGCCTCGTGTACGAGTGCTCTCGACTTTCCGCTGCCTACGGGTCCTGAGAAGCCTTTGAATCGGGCGATGGAGTCGTGGAAGGTTCCTTGGCTGGGCAGGGGTTCGTAGATGATGTCGCGGTGGATGTCGACTTTCGCGGTACCCATTGGTAGGAAACACTGCCTGCCCGGATCGGCTCCGGCTTCTCTTCCTTCTCGAAGCTCCGCTGGCCGAGGAGTTGCTTGCCGAGCCAGATCTGCGCCACTACGTTGCCCTTCTTCGCCGCTGCCCACTGCCAGCCGCGGAGTGTCGCTCGACCCTTGGCGCGCCCAAGTTTGACCGCTGCAGCGAGCGCCTTGCTTTGGTTGATCCGCCGGCTGAGTTGCCGCTCGGTGAGATCTACCGCGGCGCCCATCTCTTCGAGGGTGCAGCCCACGGCCGCCAGATTGAGGATTAGTTCCTCGTCAATCGGTGTGGGCTCTGGGCCGGGCTTTGCTTTCGGTGGCACACGCTACGCAGCCACCGTGGCGGGTAGCCTCTCTGCCTTCAGCGCGTCGAACGTGCGCCCGTCGCCTTCGAGGGTGGCTTGCTTGCCGGTGAACTGCTGCCAGCGGTTGACGATCACGTCCACATACTGGGGGCTCAGTTCTGTTCCGTATCCTATGCGGCCATTCTTTTCGGTGGCCATCAGTGTTGATCCCGACCCCAGAAATGGGTCGAACACTGTGTCGCCGTGATCGGTATACGCGCGAATGAAGAAATCCGGCAGGCCCACAGGAAAGGATGCTGCATGTCCGGTCGCATCGTGGGTTCCCGCAAACGTGGGCAGGCGGTTTCCGGGGTACGCCATGCCGGGTCCAATGAATTCGCCCGCGTCTTTTGATGTTCCTTGAATTTCAGATATCATCTTCGACGTGCCGTTCCTGCGTTTCTTGGCTCCGCCAAAAGATCCAGACACGGATTCTGCGACCGAAGTACCACCTTGTTTCTTCGCCCAAGAAGTCTCACCGGAACCCGCGCCGCCGGCTCGTGGCACGTTCTCGCTGGCGTGGCGTACTTCATCGGGCCGCATCTTCCACCGGCCCAAAGCGAATTGGTAAATCGGCTCGAATTGGTTCTTGAACCTCTGCGTTACGGACTTCGGAACGCCGTTGCGCTCCCAGCAGAACTCTGTGGCGAAATGGAATCCCCACTCACGTGCGTGAGCCAGCACCAATTCAAGAACGTATAGGTCTGTGTCCGTTCCCTCGGATGATGGTTTGATATTCAGAAAATAGGAGCCGTCCGCCGCCAGCACCGACGCGATGTTCACCGCAACGTCCCGATACCATTCCACATATTCACCAGGCTGGATGGGCCGGAACCCACTCGATGCGTCGTATTCCCGCTGCTTCGCATACGGCGGCGATGTGAACACCAGATTGGCCTTCTTTACAGCAAAGAGACGTTCTATTGAGCCGAACTCGCGGCAGTCCCCGCACAGTACCCGGTGCTCTCCCAGCAGCCACAAATCACCCAGCACGGTAACCGGCACCACCGGCACTTCGGGGGTTGCGTCCTCGTCGGTCAATCCGTCGGTGAGGCCCGCTTTGATCAGCATGCCGTCGAGCTCGCCAGCCTCGAACCCGGTAAGCCCCAGGTCGAAGTCCATCGCCTTCAGGTCGAAAAGCTCCGGTCCCAGCAGATCGAAGTCCCAGGTGGTCTCCTGTGCGGACCGGTTATCCATGATCCGGTACGCCTTCACCTGGCCCGGGGTAAGATCCGTGGCCACGTGCACCGGTACTTGAGTCATCCCCAGCGCCTTGGCGCCCAGGAGGCGGGTGTGGCCGGCCACTATCACGTCGGCTGAGTCGCAGACGATGGGCTGCTGCCAGCCGAACTCCTGGAGCGACGCCTTGATGACGTCCAGTGCCCGGGCGGAGAGCTTGCGGGCGTTCCGGGCGTACGGGATGGGGCGGTCGATGGGCCACCACTCCACGGTCAGGGGCGCGTCCTCTCCTTTTTTAAGGGCAGACATGATAGGGGGTGGCGGGGCGCATTTTGCGCTGGTGCGCACTAACGATTGTTCGATAGCGTTAGGCGTTTTGCGCCCGGAAGTCGTTGATTTTGATGCCATAGGTGAACGCTACAGAATAGTTACTAGGTAGCGTTCGGTTACGCCACCATGCTGAAACAAAAGACTTACAGGCACTTTCCGAAGGGGTGTTTTCAACGTACTGTTGTGTTGGGGCGTTTTAGCGTCCCGAGCCCCATCCGCCCTGTTCGAGCGCGTCGGCGAATTGGTCCCTCCGCTTGCTCGTGATCTGCACGTAAATCATCGTGTTCTGGATGTTCACGTGGCCCAAATGGTCCTGGATGGCCGCTACATCGGTCTCCCGCGCGGACAGGTGCGTGCCGCAGGAGTGCTTCAGTGCGTGCGGGTGTGCCTTCTCCGGCGGGATGCCGGCCGCCGCGCAGTAGCGCTTCAGGCTGAAGATCGGCCAGCGGGAAAGCGGCTTCCCGTTCCGAGAGACGAATAGCGGGCCGGGGTCCTTACCGCGGAGCCGGAGCCAGCGGTTCAGCGCGGTGCGCTCGCTCTCGGTGATGTGATAATCACCGGAGTTCGAACCCTTCAGCCGGCGCACGAACAGGCGCCCGACTGCGGGCCGGTAATCCTCCAGGCGCTCCTTCCCGATTTCCGAGACGCGGAGGCCGCGGTAGTAGATCACATGGAAGATGGCCTGGGAGCGGACGTCCTTCCCGATTGCCGCAAACAGGCGCGTCACTTCCTCTTCGGTCAGATATTCAGGGACGGGTTTCTTTTTGCGTCGCATGGGAAACGATTCTATCCGCTTCGACGAGGTGCCGTGTTGAGAACTCTTCGCAGTCGCACGTCATGGCTGGTTCACTACAGAATTCACAAACCAGATCGGTATACGGAACGGTATACCGTACAACCAGATCCGTTAGCGAAACCTTGACGAGTTTAGACACTTCGTTATTTCGCGCCGGACTCTTGATGACGCCGTTCGAAGCGCACGCGCAAATCGAACCGGCTACACGAAGATGCCGGCGTGTCCTCGTGAAGCTCATCCGCAGATTCCAAGTTCAAAATCCGTAGCTCGATCGCGTGGAGCGTCGCACGTTTAACCCGTGAATCCGGCCATAATCCAACTACCAGATATCGGTAGAAGGAGAACTGCAAATCCTCCGCGTAGTACGATTTCACCAGCACTCACACTTCGTCATGGATTCCCACTCGGCCATGACTTTCTTCCGCATCCGCAGATCCTTCACACCGGCGTTGAGGCCGTTGATGTAGGAGTTCGTGTCGCGGGCAAACCGGTTCCACTGCTCTAGCAGCTCGTCTTGCCCGCCGGTGAGCGAGGTGGACATCGTTAGGGCGCCCAGTACGATGAAGAGGCGTCGCATCATTTCCGCTCCAGCGCTTGCTTGAGTTGCAATCGCAGAACGGCGCTCTCTTTTTGCAGCTCGGACAGTGCCGCTTCGACGCGCGAATGGTATCCACGCTTGCGGCTGATGTTGTGGCTGTAGACTTTGACCGTTCCCTCGGCCAGGCCGAGCTTCTCCGCGATCAGCTTGTTCGGCAATCCCTCGCAGATGGCAACCAGAACCTCGCGCTCCCGTCGCGAGAGGGGCTGGCCGAGGAGTTCCGCGGGATCGTTGTAGCGCTTGCCCGCCTTCGGCTCGATCCACCGTACTTCATCGGGGAAGGCGCCCGCCTGCTGCCGGCGGACGGATTCCGGTGTAATCCTGCTGTTCATTTTGCCGGGGGGTGCGGTGACACCAGGGCGTTGATCTTGTCGCCGATGGAGTTGATAAAGCTGGCCACGTTGTGGACGCTCTTGGCCCAGTCGGCCGCGTCCTGCTGCTGGAGCGCCGTGGGGGTGGCGTCCCATACTTTGGTCGCGAGAGTAAGGGCCGCGGTCGCGGTTGCGAGCGCCGCGGCGATGACAGTTAGCGGGTCCATATTTTACTGAGGCTGGTTGGTGGGCTTGGGGGCGGTTAACTTCTTGGGGAAGGTCACGACGATGGAGCGCTCGTCTAAGATGCGTTCCAGATCGGCGATAAGCTCTTTGCGGAACTGGGTGAGGACCACCAAAAGGTGATCCTCCGCCTGCTCGGCTGCCTTCTCGATGTCGGTTGCGTCAGGTATGCCGAAGGGCATGGTTACCTCTGCGGTCCAGCGACCTGGTTGGGCGGGATGACTTCCTGCGCGCCAGTCTGGCGCGAATCGAGGATCGCCTGGTCGAGTGCCACTTGCGCCTGGCCGAGGATCGCGGTGGCGTTCAGTGCGCTGTTGATCACGTTTTTCTGGCTATCCAGGGCTGCGAAGTAGCGATCGTTCGCGGCTTGTAGACTGGCCGCGTTCTGTGATTTGACGGTCGCGATGTTGGCGGTTGCCGCTTCCACTGC